GTTCACATCGACTACGATCTGCCCGGTTATGAAGACGAAGATGGCATCGCCCTGCCGTATATCATTACAATCGAGCGCGGCACAAACACAGTGCTCGCCATTCGCCGTAACTGGGAAGAATCCGATCAGCGCAAACTAAAACGCCAACACTTCGTACAGTACACATACGTACCCGGCTTTGGTGCTTATGGTCTTGGCTTAATCCACTTGATCGGTGGCTACGCTCGTGCAGGTACTTCTATCATCCGTCAGTTGGTTGACGCTGGTACGTTATCTAACTTGCCTGCTGGTCTGAAAGCCCGAGGCTTACGCATTAAAGATGACGACACCCCATTGACTCCCGGCGAGTTCCGTGACGTTGATGTGCCTAGCGGTACAGTGCGCGACAACATCATGCCGCTGCCATACAAAGAACCATCACAGGTTTTGGCCGGCTTGCTCGATCGCGTAACTGAAGAAGGACGTCGTCTGGGTTCAATCGCTGATATGAACATCAGTGACATGAGCGCAAATGCTCCGGTAGGTACAACACTTGCACTGCTTGAGCGTCAGCTCAAAACAATGTCTGCGGTTCAGGCCCGCGTGCACTACAGCATGAAGCAAGAGTTCCAGCTGCTGCGCGACATCATCCGTGACCACACACCAGATGAGTACAGCTTTGACCCAGTTGAGGGTGATCGTAAAGCGAAGCAAGCTGACTACGACATGGTGTCAGTGATTCCAGTCAGCGATCCTAACAGTGCGACGATGGCTCAGCGCATCATGCAGTACCAAGCTGTGATTCAGTTGGCACAAGGCGCACCACAGATTTATGACTTGCCTCAGTTGCACAGACAGATGATTGAAGTGCTTGGCATCAAGAACGCAGACAAGCTCGTGCCGATAGATGACGATCAGACACCACGCGATCCTGTGTCTGAGAACATGTCGTTCCTGACTGGCAAACCCACGAAGGCGTTTATCCACCAAGACCACGACGCACACATCGCTGTTCACACCAGCATGATGCAGGACCCACTCATCATGGGTCAGATTGGTCAAACTCCGATGGCTCAGCAGATGCAGGGCGCGATCATGGCTCACATCGCAGAACACTTGGCGTTCCAGTACCGTCAGAAAGTTCAAGAGCAGTTGGGCGCAACACTTCCAGCACCAGATGCACAGCTTGACAACAACGTTGAAGTGCAGGTTTCTAAACTTGTGGCACAGGCTGCGACACAGCTCTTGCAGATGGACAAAGCCAAGGCAGCTCAACAGCAAGCGATGGCACAAGCCCAAGATCCGATCATTCAGATGCAACAAGCTGAACTCCAGATCAAGAAGCAAGACGCTGACACCAAACAGCTCAAGGTCAAAGGTGACTTGCAGATTAAGGCTGAGGAGTTGTCACTCAAGGCGCAAGAAAACGCAGCTAGAACTGGCGAAGATCCAGCGATGGCCTCCCTGCGGTTGCAGCAAGAAATTGCCCAAGCCCAAGAGCTGCATGCTCTAGAGATGGCAGCTAAACGAATGGAGCTCCAGCAGGCTCAGGCCCAACAGCAGCAAGCCATGGCGCAGCAACAAGCGCAAGCTCAGCAGAAGATGGCTCACGGCGGACAAGTGCATAGCCAAAAGATGGCGCACGCCGATCTGGACAAAATTCAGAAGTTATTACAAGGTAATAAGGAGTAACCATGGCCACGATGCTTGAAGTGTTGAACGGGAAGCTTGAGGAACACGTCAAGCAGTTGGTCGATGTTGTCAGTGGTGGTGGAGCTAAATCCCACGACCACTACAAAGAACTGTGCGGAACTATCCGAGGTCTGCAAACCGCGCAGTATGAACTTGCTGACCTCGTGCGAAAAACTAAGGAATATGAAGATGACTGAGTTTGATGTGAAAGCTGTTGATTTAAGCGGGCTGCTAAACGCCAATGCTGAAGAAAAAGCCAAACAAGTGCCGGACCCAGCGACATATCACATCTTGTGTATGTTGCCCAAGGCAGAAGAAGAGTTTAGTGAAACTGGCATTTTGAAGTCGGCCACTGCGATGTACCACGAGGAGCTGCTCTCCCCCGTGTTGTTTGTTGCAAAGATCGGCCCTGATGCGTTCAAAGACGCGACCAGATTCCCGTCTGGCCCAAGCTGCAAAGTAGGTGACTTTGTGTTAGTACGTCCTAACACGGGAACCCGCATGAAGATTCATGGAACCGAATGGCGACTCATCAATGATGATTCTATTCAGGCTGTTGTGCAAGACCCTCGCGGTATCCAGCGCCCAAGCTAAGGAGTAAATCATGGCAAAAGACGAAGAATTTAAATTTCCCGACGAGGCGGATAAAGCTGAAGCCAAGGCCGACGACAAAGTTGACTTTGAAGTTGAAGGCGAAAGCGCGCCCGAGATTGAAGTCGTAGATGACACCCCTGCCGAAGACCGTGGCCGCAAGCCCATGGTTGAGCCGCCCAAAGAGGTGACTGACGACGAGTTGTCAAAATACGACGAAAGCGTGCAAAAGCGTATTAAGCACTTCACCAAGGGCTATCACGAAGAACGTCGCGCAAAAGAGACAGCCGAACGCGAGCGTGAAGAAGCTCTTCGCTTGGCGCAAGCCGTGCTGGAAGAGAACAAAAAGCTCAAGGGTTCTGTTAACCAGAATCAAACGGCGCTCTTGGAACAGGCTAAGCGTGTGGTCTCTAATGAGGTCGAAGCTGCTAAGCGCATGTACAAGGAAGCTTACGAGTCTGGTGATTCTGACAAGCTGGTTGAAGCCCAAGAAGCTTTGACTGCTGCAAAGATTCGCGCAGATAAAGTAAATAATTTCAAACCTACCCCTTTACAGGAAGAAGAAACTCCTGTACAAATCAACCAACAGCCAACCAGAGCTGCGCCAGTTGACGAAAAACTACTTGCATGGCAAGACCAAAATCAGTGGTTTGGAAGCAACAAACGTATGACAGCCTATGCTTTGGGCTTGCATGAAGATCTGGTAGCTGAAGGAATACCAAGTGGCAGTGAAGAATACTACCGACGTATCGACACTGACATTAGGCAAAGATTCTCGGATCAGTTTGGAGCCGAAGAGTCCGTTGATGCGAAACCTCAACGCACTAAATCCAACATCGTTGCACCCGCGACCCGTAGCACAGCGCCTAAAAAGATCGTGCTTACGCAGACACAGGTGAATCTCGCCAAGCGGTTGGGAGTTCCTTTGGAACTGTACGCCCGTAAGGTTGCTGAAGAAATGAGGAAATGAAAATGGAAAAGACTAACCGCGCACCACGCGAACTTGATACACGCGAAAAGATGGAGCGTCCAAAACACTGGATGCCCCCACAACTTCTTCCCGACCCAAATCCGGAAGCAGGCTATGCGTATCGCTGGATCAGGATTGCATCGCTAGGAAAAGACGACGCCACTAACATTTCTGGAAAACTACGCGAAGGCTGGGAACCCGTTAAGGCTTCTGACCACCCCGAAATTCGTCTGTTTGGTTCTGCTAATGGCAAGTTTCCTGACAGTATTGAAGTCGGCGGTCTGTTGCTTTGCAAAACCCCAGTGGAGTTTACTGAACAGCGAAATGATTACTACCGAAAACAATCGGAAGCTCAGATGGCCTCAGTAGATAACACTTACATGCGCGAAAATGATCCAAGGATGCCTATGTTCAAAGAACGTAAGTCCACGGTCACTTTCGGAAAAGGTCAGTAAACTTTTTTTGGAGACTTAAATGTCAACTACCAATGCTCCCTATGGGCTTCGTCCCATCAACCGTAACGACGGCATGCCTTATGCCGGCGCTACAAGTCAGTTCCTAATCGACCCCGCTGGCGAAGCAACTAACCTGTTTTATGGTCAAGTTGTTATCATTGGCGCTGACGGTTATATCGCTCTGTCCACCGCTACCGGCGCAGACTTAACTACCAATAACCTTGGTGGTGACAGTATGGGTGCTTGGGGCGTGTTTGTTGGTTGTTCTTACATCAACTCACAAGGCCAGCAGATCTACGGTCAGTACTATCCTTCTGGCACTGCTAACGGCGGCCCTATTACAGCCTACGTTATCACTGACCCTAACGTGACTTTCCAAGCTCAGCTTGACGGTCAAGTTACTCAAGCCGCTCTTGGCGCAAACACTTTCTTTGCTGCTGCACAGTCTACTTCTACAGGTAACACCCGTACAGGTAACTCTACCAGCGCCTTGGAAAGCACAGTTGTTACTACAGCTGCCGCGTTCAAGATCATTGGTTTTGCTTCTCCGTTGACCGACCAATACACTGAAGTGTTGGTTAAGTTCAACCCCGGCGCTTCTGCCTTTACTAACGCCGTTGGCATCTAAGGAGTAACTTACCATGGCTATTTCACGCGCACAACTGCTCAAAGAATTGCTCCCCGGCTTGAACGCATTGTTCGGTCTTGAGTACGCTAAATACGGCGAAGAGCACAAAGAAATCTACGAAACAGAGTCATCTGAGCGTAGCTTCGAAGAAGAAACAAAGCTGTCTGGCTTTGCTGCTGCACCTGTTAAGAACGAGGGCTCTGCCATCGCTTATGACAACGCGCAAGAAGCATGGACTGCACGTTACACCCACGAAACCATTGCGATGGGCTTCTCCATCACAGAGGAAGCTGTGGAAGATAACTTGTATGACAGCCTGTCTTCACGTTATACCAAGGCTCTGGCCCGTGGTATGGCTTACACAAAGCAAGTTAAGGCCGCTTACGTCCTGAACAACGCTTTCGCTGGTGGCCCTACATACGGCGACGGTCAAGTGTTGTGCTCTACAGCACACCCCTTGGTTTCTGGTGGCACTAACAGCAACACACCTTCTACCCCTGCTGACTTGAACGAAACATCGTTGGAAAACGCTGTTATTCAGATCGCTGCTTGGACAGACGAGCGTAGCTTGCTGATCGCCGCTAAGCCTAAGAAGTTGGTTGTTCCTCCTTCATTGATGTTCGTTGCTACCCGCTTGCTCGAGACCGAGTTGCGCGTTGGTACTAACGACAATGACATCAACGCATTGAAGAACAACGGTTCTATCCCTGAAGGCTACACCGTTAACCACTTCTTGACAGACACCAACGCTTGGTTCCTGTTGACTGACGTGCCTAACGGTTTGAAGCACTTCGTCCGTACTCCTATGAGCACTGGAATGGATGGTGACTTCGATACAGGGAACGTGAGATACAAAGCTCGCGAGCGCTACAGTTTCGGCGTCAGCGATCCTCTGGGTATCTTCGGTTCACCCGGCGCATAACCAGCATTTATGCGGGTTTCAAGGGGGCTTCGGCCCCCTTTTTCATGCTTGTTGACAACTAAATTAGAAGGTGTACAATTACTCGTATCGTAACAAGGAGCTAATATGGATCACCCAAAAACCCGTGC